GATCTTGGCCAGCAGCGCGGCGAGATCGGGCGGCTCCGTCGTGTCGAGCCGGCCCGAGCGGTCTTTCGCGGGCAGCCCCCACGGATTGCCGGATGTGCAGACGAGACGCCGCTCGGCGGATTTTTCATCGAGGGTCCATGCACCTTCGGCGTCCTTGCCGAAAAGCTGCATCGAGATGACCTGGTCGACGATGCCCGGCAGTTCGCGGCCTGCTTTCGTGCCTTCCATCTGCGGCAGCCAGGTCGATGTTCCGAACTCGTCGGTTACCTTTTCCAGCACACCCACGAAGATCACGGTCTTGCCGCGGGCATGCTGAAGGTGCTTCAGCGCCTGGATGACCTCGCGCCCGAGAAGCCCGTAGGCACCGCGTACATCCGGCTTGCCCGTCCGGTCCGAGAACGCCTCCGGCTGCTGCTTGGCATAGGCCATCGCCTGGCGTGTCAGATCGCTGATCGAATCCACGAAGATGATCGAGCGGTCCTTGAGGAACGCTTCGAGCCCGCTTTCGGCGTAATGCGCCTGCACATGGGCGTGATAGCGCGGTCCGTAATAGCTGTCGGGGTGCTGCGCCGGGTCCGGGCCGCCGATCAGGATCACCAGATCGCGGAAATCCTCGAAACTGCGGATCGGAATACTGGGGCCGCGCCAGTGCTGGACGGATTTCATGCCGGCCTCGAGATCGAAGCACACGGCCTTTTCCTCGGGCATCGACGTGATCAGCGTGGTCTTGCCCACGCCGGGCGGTCCGAAGATCGCCAGCGATGTCTTGTTCTCGGATGCCGACAATCTCTCGTCGGCGGTGATGATGCGCACTGTCATCATGCTCTCCTTATGGTGGCTCGAAGGGGTCAACAGCGGCGGGGGGTGACCGGGCGCCGAAGGGGAGCCTGCCCAGCCTTGCGGTCAGGGCATCCCCGCCGCTGCATTCAGGGCGTGCCGGCGGACTCGAGCCTGAAGCTGGGCGAGCCGCTGCCGACCGTCCGCGCGGGCTCGAAGCCCTGCCGGATGGCGTCGGGCCAGGCGGCGTATTTGCGCTCCGGCACCTTGAAGGCGATGTCGACATACTGGGCGGGATCGTTGCCGGCGGCGCGGATGCGCTCGACCATTGCGGCCAGCTGGGCCTGGTCCCAGTCGACACGCTTGGGCAGATCCGCGACCACGGTGAAATCGCCGTCGTGGAACCGGACAGTGCCAGTGTCCTTGGCCGCGGCCCGCCGTTCCTCGATCGCGCGGTCGGCGTAGCGGACGCTCAATGCGCCATCGAGGCGGGCCTTGGCGGCCTTGTCGCGCCTGAGGCGTGCGTCGATCTCGTGCTGCAGTACCGCCAGCATTTCGACCGGCAGGTCGGCGATCTCTTTTGGGTCGAGCTCCGGCAGATCGTCGGGCGTCGGGGTGTTCTCGGGAAAGGGCATGACGGTGGCTCCGCGATCGGGGAAAGGGGGCTGGATGGGGGTACTCACGCCGCCTGCTCCTCGAGCAGCAGCGCCGACAGCGAGGCTGCGGCGGCCTTCGGTTTGGGGCGGGCGACGGCGATGTAGGCGAAGCGGTCCGGGCCATCGCGCTGCTGCACGAGGTGGACGAGGCCCTGCTCGGCGGCCCAGAAGGCGCGTCCGGCCAGTCTGGCGAGCTCGCCGCGCGCCTTGTCGTCGAGCGCGCTGAACAGCGGATAGGTGTCCAGCACGAGATAGCCGCGGTGATATTCCAGCCGGTCGCCGGGCGCGGCATGCGCCACCCAGGCGCAGAACTCGATCTCGCTCAGCGGACGGCTGGCGCGGACGGTGATGAAGGGGGTGGTGCCCATGAACATGATCTCCTCCTTTCGCCTCTACTCACGCCGCAGCGAGATCGTCCCAGGCGGGCCCGAGCCCGTAGGCGGTGAGGACGTGGCGGAGATCGGCAAGGCGCCGGTAGAGCGCCGAGCGGCTGCCGAAGCCCTCGGCGGCCAGCGCCGTCACGGAGCGATGGGCAAGCGCACAGCAGAACCGGCGGTCGCCCTCGGGCAGGCGCGCCAACGCGGACTGCACGGCCTCACGGGTCTGGAGGTCCGTTTCGGGATCGCGGTCCTGACCGTGCCAGGCGGCCAGCCCGTCCGTCTCCGCCAGCAGGCAGCCCAGCGGCTCTGCGCTGCCGGCGATAGGCGCGTTGAGCGACAGCATCGTGCCGCCCTGCGCGCGGCGCTCCCGGTAGTGCCGGATCGCGATCCGCGAGGACCGGTTGCGCAGGACGATGCCCGCGAAAGCGCCGATGGTGCCGCGGCGCTTGTCGAAGCGCGGCAGCCGGCAGATCAGGTCGATCAGGAGGTCCTGGCGGAGATCGTCGAGATCGGCCGCGGGCAGCGCCAGCTTGCGGTGCAGGCGTCGCGCCGCGCGCTCGGCCTCGTCGATCAGCGTGGCAAGGTCGGAGGGGGAAATCAGGGGGTGCATCGTTGGAAGCCTCGGAACATCGTTTCTGATGCTCCGAGACTGCCCGCCTTCATCGTTCTGCCGGTGTGATTGGCGTGTGTTTGATGTGTGCCGATTGTGTGAGCCGCGGCCCTCAGTCTTCTATCGCGGCCTCTGAAGGGGCGAGACCGAGGCAATAGCCGCGCGTCCGGACGGTTTGGATCAGAGCCTCGGCCGTTTCTTCCGCAAGACCGCTGACAACCAGGGACTTGCGCAGGTCGCGAACGATTTCCCGCGGCGTCCGCTGGAACTGCGCTTCGATCTCCTGCGCCTTGAGCACTGGATCGCGTTGCAAGGACCGTTCGACGAACATATTGAAAAGCATGAACATCTGCGGGGGAAGATCGAGGCGCCGACCGTCCAGCACGGCGGACTGCGCTCGCCGATGCAGGACGAGACGCACGGCGCCCGTCGAAACGCGCGCGCCGTCGAGGACCAGACGATCAGCGCCCTCCGCGCTTGTTCGGACCACGTCCGTGAGAGCCCAGACCTCGATACCGGCCTCGCGCAGACGCAGCACCAGTGCCGGGTCCGGTTCATGGACAATGACCGTTACCAGCCGCGGTGCCGCCGCGGACTTCATCGCGAGGATCGCGCCCGGCGCCTCCAGTCGGTCGACGTCACGGCAGAGCATGAGGGCCCCATCGGCAGGCGTGTTCCCGAGCATCCAGACGTCGTCCACGACAGTCGCGACGGACCCGGCGAGACCGCCGCTCGCAGCGATCTGTGCGGCGAGGCGCCGGGCGTCGATGCCGAAACGCTTGAGATCGCCTTCTTCTAGGATGACGTCCTCGGCGGGGTTGTCCGGGCAGCAGGCGCGCAGCTCCTGCCCGACATATCGGACCGGGCGCGCATCGAGCCCGCAGTCGCAATGGGCGCAAACCGGCCAGTTGTCGGCCTTGCGACGCTCGATCAGGACACGCGCCCGCAGCAGACGGTCGACGTCGCCCTCGGGGAAGCGCCGCAGCGCCCGTCCGGAGATCGAGACCGCCGGGCCGCTGTCACTCAGCCGCGTCCACAACCATGCCAGCATCGCGGTCCGTCTCCAGCCCGTTGCGCGCGACGAGGGCGTGGACCGCCTTCTCGAACCGGGTGCGGCGGAAGGCCAGCGTGCCCGGCGGTTTGAGGCGCGCCGTGACTTGGGCGGGGCGCTTCCTGTCCGTCTTGAAGAACACCCGGAAGGTGATCTCGCCCAGCCGCCAGCCACGCCCGAAGCGTACCTCGCTTTCGCGGAAGTGTCGCAGCGCTCCGCCGGAGGCGTCCCTGGACACCCAGCTGCGCACGTAGCGCCATTTCTGCTCGTCCTCGTCGCGCTCGAAGAGGTCTGCGGCAGCGGCGACGATCCGGACCTCGAGGATCCGTTCGTCGAACGCATGGTCGAACGCGAACCCCGGCCCGGCCGCGCCGATCGGATCGAGCGTGTAGAGGTCGCGCGCATCCGCGCCGGCAAAGAACCCCGGCTGCGCCAGGATGTGCTCGGCGAAGGTTTCCGCAATATCCGCCTGCCGGGCCTTGGCGACCCCGCCGACCCGGAGCAACCCCTCGGCCGGGGAGTAGCGCAGCGCGGCATACTTCACCGCACGCAGGGTGATGATTTCCTCGCGGTCGCCGGCAACGACCGGTGTCGTGGTGACCGGCGCGCCGTGGCTGACGACGAGATTGATCTCGCTGTCCTCCTCGTACTGGCCGACGCGGCAGTACTCGCCCTGCAGATCCTGGGCGAGCAGTTTGATGATCGCCGCCCTGAACGCGGATTTGGTGTCCTCGGTCAGATCGGCGTCCACATGGCGCCGCGGACCGCGGAATTCGGCCATCGCGCTCGGCGCGCGAAGCGCCTGGAAGTCCGCGGCAGCCTCGAAGACGCGGTGGTGATGAAGATATGTGTGCAGCGCGACATGCTTGGCGTCGTGCTTTGCCGGCGCGTCCTCATCGGTCCCGGTTTCCGCATCGGGATAGAGGACCACGTTCTGCCGCCGCGCCTCGTTGAGGATGAGTTGCAGCCCCTCGCCAGTACCGACCTCTGCGACGCGATGGAGATCGGCGACGACGCCTTCCGACCATTCGGTGACGGGCGCCTCGAAATAGTCCATCAGCGACTGTCGAATTGCGGCGGGCTCGCCAACAAACGCCACCGGTATCTCGTCCGCCTCATAATGCCGGGCGAAAAGTTCGCGCATGAGATCGAGATCGATCGTGCGCAGGAATTTGGGATTGATGAATTTCTTGATGTCGGACGGCAATGGAACCTCCCGGAATGGAATCGGATGTTCGCTGAACGTTCTATCAGCCTTAACAACCCAGAGTCGAGTCCGGCATGCCTGTGCCGGCGGCGCTCTGGACCCCGTGGGACGGTTCGCGATCGCGGTGAGTAGGAGAAGGGCGAGACAGCAAGGACCCGCCCTTCATGAAACGCCCCAATCCTCTGCCGCCCGATCAGATGACTCCCGCCGAGCGCCGCGCCGAGTTGTGCGGCTTGCTGGCGCTCGGGCTGGTTCGGCTGAGAATGCGCGAACACGGTGAACCTTCTGACGACACCGGAGAAATTCGCCTACACTCTCCGGCGAGCGCATGCCGTCATGCAACTCCAACTCACCGGAGAACCGCATGACAACCCACGATCCGATCCCTGCGCGACTCGCCGCGCTGAAGACCGCGACGACGCCGGAACTGAAGGCGCAATGGCGCGACCTGTTCGACAGCGAGCCGCCGCCGTTCAACCGCCGCTACCTGGAGAGCCGGCTGGCGTACCGCATCCAGGAACTCGCCTATGGCGGGCTGAAACCCGAGACCGTCCGGCGGCTGGAGCGGCTCGGCGAGGAACTCGACGGCGGCGACCGCAAGAAAAGCCGCGTCCGGGCGGACACCATGCCCATCGCCGGCACGCGGCTGATCCGCGAGTGGCAGGGCGTCGAGCACGTCGTCACTGTCACCGCGGACGGCTTCGAATGGCAGGGGCGGCCCTACAGGTCGCTGTCCGCCATCGCCCGTGCGATCACCGGCACGCGGTGGAACGGCTGGGTGTTCTTCGGCTTGAAAAACCGGAGGGCCCGGTCATGACGAAGCCCATCGTGCGCAAGCAGCGCTGCGCGATCTACACGCGGAAATCCTCCGAGGAAGGGCTCGAGCAGGCGTTCAACTCGCTCCATGCCCAGCGCGAGGCCTGCGAGGCGTACATCGCTAGCCAGCGGTCAGAGGGCTGGGTGCTGGTCCGGGACCAGTATGACGACGGTGGCCTCTCGGGTGGCACGCTGGAACGTGCCGGATTGAAGCGGCTGCTAGAAGATATCGAGGACGGGCTAGTCGATGTGGTGGTGGTCTACAAGATCGATCGCCTCAGCCGCTCGCTCGCCGACTTCGCAAAACTGGTCGAGGTATTCGACCGGAACGGCGTGACCTTCGTCTCGGTCACGCAGTCGTTCAACACCACCACGTCCATGGGCCGGCTGACGCTGAACATCCTGCTCTCGTTCGCGCAGTTCGAGCGCGAGGTGACCGCCGAGCGGATCCGCGACAAGGTCGCCGCCAGCCGCAAGAAGGGCATGTGGATGGGTGGCGTCCCGCCCTACGGTTACCGCGTCGAGAACCGGAAGCTCGTCGTCGACGAGGAGTACGCCGGGCACGTCCGCTGGATCTTCGCCCGCTTCCTCGAGATCGGGTCCTGCACGGAATTGGCGCGGGAGGTCGGCGCACGCGGCATCCGGACGCCGCGCGGCAACCGGATCGACAAGAAATACATCTATCGGATGCTCAGCAACCGCGCCTACATCGGCGAAGCGGTCCACAAGGGCGACAGCTATCCCGGCGAGCACGACGCGATCATCGACCGCGAGACGTGGGACAAGGTTCACGCCATCCTTCAGGAGAGCCCGCGCAAGCGCGCTGCGCGCACACGTGCCGACACGCCCGCGCTGCTGAAAGGTCTGCTCTATGGACCCGACGGGGCGGCCTTCTCGCCGACCCACACGCGCAAGGGCGGCAAGCTCTACCGATACTATGTCAGCCAGACGGTTTTGAAGCACGGTGCAGGATCGTGTCCGGTTGGACGGGTTCCAGCAGGTGAGATCGAAGCGGCTGTCATCGACCAACTCCGCGCCGTGTTGCGCCAACCTGAGATTGTGGCGGGCACATGGAAAGCGGCACGCGCGCAAGATGGCGAGATTACCGAGATCGACGCCCGCGCTGCACTGACCCGCCTCGACCCGCTCTGGGATGAGCTCTTTCCCGCCGAGCAGGCGCGCATCGCGACCCTGCTGGTCGAGCGGGTCGACATCGGTACCGATGGCCTGAATGTTCGCCTCCGGATGGACGGTCTGACCGGGCTGGCACAGGAAATGATGGCTGATCTAGGAACGGCAGCATGACCCGCGCGAAGGCAGTGCCGGAAACGGTGACAGTGCACATCCCCTTCCGGCTCGTGAAGCGTGGCGGCCGCAAGGAGATGCAGCTGCCGGATGGGGCATCCAGCCACCGAAAGATGGACAACACGTTGGTCAAGGCGCTGGCGCGGGCGTTTCGCTGGAAGCGAATGCTGGAGTCGGGCGAATTCACGACCATCGCCGAGCTGGCTGAGCGCGAGGGCATTGCGCCGTCCTACATGACGCGGGTGCTGCGGCTCACGCTCCTTGCACCAAGCATTGTGGAGGGGATACTTTACGGCACGCAGGGGCCGGATGTGACGCTGGCGCGCGTGCTGGAGCTGTTTCCAATGGAATGGACAAAACAAGTGGCGCTCTTCAGACGGAATTAACAAAAAAGCGGCGCGGCCAGCGCGCTGGCCCCACATTGATCACAGGACATCTCTTCGCTATCGGTTGTATCTCGTTGAGCGCGCGATAAGATTTGCGCTATGAATGATACTGCGAATCTGAGGCCCAAGACACGAGAGGTCGATGCGACACCATACGCGGCGTCGCTCATCGAGGGTCATCGGGACTTTGGCTACACCCTCGAGACAGCTCTCGCCGACATCATCGACAACGCCATCACCGCGGGCGCGCGAACAGTAGAACTGATCGCCGACACCGTTGCGGACGAACCTTGGATTGCGCTGGCAGATGACGGTTCAGGCATGACGGAGGCCGAACTGGTCGAAGCTATGCGTCTCGGTTCGAAGAATCCGACCGACGAGCGCGAGGCCGAAGACCTCGGTCGTTTCGGCCTCGGCCTCAAGAGTGCCAGCTTCTCGCAGTGCCGAAGTCTGACGGTTCTGACGCGACAAGACGGTCGAACATCTTGCGCGCGCTGGGACCTAGATCGCGTTGCGAAACGGAACGACTGGAGCCTCGAACTCATTGACAATCCGGAAGTCGTGACGGGTCATGACCTTCTTGCGGAGACCGGAACGGTTGTCATCTGGGAGAAACTCGATCGCTTGAGTGGCGGCTATGCGCATGACCGCGCGAAACGGGCCGAGCACACGAATTCGGAGTTGTCCCGCGCAGAACATCATCTGCGGTTGGTGTTCCATCGTTTCTTGGAGGGCGGCAAGCCACGTCTGAAATTGTCACTCAACAGTCGCCCGCTGAAACCCATCGATCCTATGGCAACGTTGCATGCCGCCACGCAAAAGGACCCGGAGGAGGTGCTTCGCCTTCGTCAAGGGGACGTCCTGATCAGATGCCATACGCTTCCCCATCACAGGCGGATGAGCCGAGAAGAGTGGGAAGAAACTGGCGGTCCGGAGGGGCATCTGAAGTCTCAGGGCCTCTACGTCTATCGTGAGAAA